CAGCACAAACCCGCAAGTTCTACACCGTGGCTATCTACATGGAAGACAGGGCATTCGGCGGACACGAGGAAGGCGGCTGGTATTTCGACACCGCCGAGCTATGTATGGAACCACGGGCAGCAAACTTCCTGCGAGGGTTTGACAAGGAAGAAGATGCGTTCGACTACGCCGATGCCCTGAACCAAGGCTTGATATCCCAATGGAACGAAGGCAGACCCGAGGTGAGCAGCGTCTTATCCGAGGGGCGCTATCACGCCATCGTCAACGAGGGTATGCCCAAGCCGCACTACCCAGAGACCAGACCCTACTACTCGTAACACCACAACCAACCGAAAGGAGCAACAAATGAAATACACATCCGAACAGCTACACGCAGCAGCCCATGAGATGAAGCGTACTGGTGGGGGCTTCGCCTCTCGCTTGGCCGATGCCTACTTTCATGCTGACTCAAACAACCAAGAGCGCATCTTGACGGCGTTTATGGACTTGTTTGAGAAGTTTATTGAAGAAGACGTAACCACCACGCAGTAAACAAAAACGGGTCGGCCTGACCCGTTATTCAGGCCATTCACTTAACGCAACACAACCCGAAAGGATTCACCATGATTGACAATGACTACAACGGCATCGCCAAGTGGGACTGGATATGCCTACTCCAAAAAGCCCTGCGCGAGAGAGCACTGGTAGGTATTCACATCAGGAACTACGGCTGGGATGATCTGCCGTCTGACTACAAGCCACGCTACCCTGACCGTGACTACAAGAACTACCGCACGTGGTACGGACGCGAGACCGACAATGCACCGATGCACCCAGCGATCAGGCAAGCCGTCATGCTTGCACCCCCTGCCAACTGGCACTTGCTTGTCCTTGAGCATCCCCATGCAGCAGACAGCGACCCCAGCCGTGTCGCATACACAAGGTCAGACGAGCATGGCTACGCTGACAGGCAGACCGTGACATCGGTTGGCAAATACTTGACGAGACACTTCCCTGCCCTGCGCGACCATCAGATACGCGACATCGTCATGCGTCACGGCGCTAATCGGTTCGAGATGTGGCGTACTGTGCCTGACATTGTGCGCTCGGTACAAGATGGTCCACACTCATGTATGCGCTGGGAGAGATACAACAAGGACTCCGGTGCTACCCACCCTTACGAAGCATACGATCCCGAGTATGGCTGGCGGGCAGCAGTGCGCGTTGACGGTAACGGCATCATCACAGCGCGGTGCTTAGTCAACGTCGAGGAGATGACATTCGTTCGGTCTTACACACGCAAGGATGGCGAGTACTCGCACAGTGACGAGGCTATCGAGGTGTGGCTGCGTGACCAAGGCTATACCAAGTCCTGTAGCTGGTCAGGTCTCAAGCTAAAGCGCATCAACACGAACAGATGTGACGATGACTTCTGGGCGCCGTACCTTGACGGTGACTGCAAGAACGTGCATGACGCTGGCAATCACCTGTTGATTGCCTACGATGGTGACTATACGTTTGACCGCACAGACGGTCATGCAGATGGTTCAGTACGTGCTACTTGCAGTGACTGCGGCGATCGTCATGACGATGAGGATATGCACAGCATTGGGTATCACGGTGACGAGTATGTCGGTCCGTGCTGCATCGACAGCTATGCGTATTCCATAGGACGCGGTGGTAACGAGTACTACATACCCCGAGGCGATGCGATATATGTCGAGTCACAAGATCAGTACTACGACCCTGACTACCTTGAGCGTAACGGCATCGTTGAGCTTGACAATGGTGACTACGAGCACCGAGACGATGCGGTGTATCTGGAGCAGCGTCAGATATGGGTACATAACGATGACGAGTGCTGGGTGCACTGCAATGACTCATGTACTACCGAGCACGTGGACGACTGTGTGCAGTTAGAGAACGGTGACATGGCGCTTGAGGAAAACGCATGGCAGTGTGAGCACACGCATGAGTGGCATCTGTGCGATGACGTAGCGCCGTTCGTGACTGAGTGCGGTAAGTCAGTACACCCCGACCATGCACACGAGTACATCACAATCAACGAGGAGAACTAATCATGAGAGCAACTAACGTACTGGGCAAGATTCTTAATACTGCCCTCTCAACCAAGCGCCCACACGGGTCAGCAACTAACGTCAAGTTCACGGCATGGCTGCGTGAACAACTACCACTGCAACTCAACAAAGCAGCGTTCTATGACGGTGCTGGCAACCTACACGTGGACAACCGAACCCAGGCCACACACAAGACGCTATTCGTAGCACACGTGGATACTGTCCACCGCAACGAGGGCAAGAACAAGATCACCAAGACCAAGACACACTGGCGGGCTAAGGGTGACGTACTGGGTGCGGATGACGGCGCAGGTGTAGCACTGCTGATGCATATGATCTGGGGTGGTGTGCATGGCTACTACATCTTCACGCAGGGTGAGGAGCGCGGTGGTGTAGGCGCAAGGTATCTGGCAGACAAGATGCCCACCTTGTTGGGCGAGTTTGATCGTGCGATTGCGTTTGATCGCCGTGGTATTGACTCAGTCATCACGCATCAGGGGTGGGGTAGGTGCTGCTCCGATACGTTCGGCTCTGCCTTGGCTGACGCATTGATGGACGGCAGCGATAACCTGATGATGTTAAACGATGACACCGGTGTGTATACCGATACTGCTGAGTTCACTGACATCATCCCCGAGTGCACCAACATCAGCGTAGGGTATGCGCGTGAGCACACGCAAGAGGAGAGCCTTGATCTCAACCACTACCAGCACCTTGCTGACGCTGTGCTGACCGTTGACTGGGATGGTCTGCCGGTTGAGCGTGACCCATCGGTGGTTGAGCCTGTGTCCTACGGCACAGGTTCATGGTGGCAAGAGTACAAGACGTACACCAAGTACGACCCTACCGAAGACGAGCCAGACTACAGACGCGAGGATGCTATCGATGCGGTGCTCGATGCGCAGTATGGTCACTACGATGGGTTGGCGCAGATGGTCGCTGAGTCTATCTGGCCTGACGATACGGCGCTGGCGCTGCGGCATATGAACTTCAAGGGTCTCAAGCCCTCATCCCTTGACTGGGCGCTGGAATGCCTTGAGCATGGCGAGGATGTGGACTTGATACTTGATTCATTATTTGACGAACTACATTTCGCGTAGCAGTAGAACGGGGTCACGTTGACCCCTTTTTTGAAAGGAGAAGTAAATGGATAAGTTAAAAACGCAGCAGGGTAAGTTCGAAGTAGTAATCAAACCCGCAGACAATCGCGGGTACTTTGAGCATGAGGACTACGGCGAAGAGTGGGGTGGTGGCCTGTGGTTCGAGGGCAAGAGTCTGACTGACTACGATGGTGTGTATGAGTTGCCCGCCGAAGTCATTGCAGGTATCCGTGAACTGGGCTACACCGTAGCCAAAGAATTTGAATAGGAGAGATTATGAAACACTTTATATTAGCTGTGGCTGTTGCACTTACAGGGTGTGGTTCGCTGGACAATAAGCCCGCGGTTACAGCGACTGAGTATGAAAGCTGCAACATCTACTACACCACAACCAAACCACCGGCGGCAAACGTAACGGTGGTACGCACCAAGAAGAAAGCAAAGAAAGGAGCAAAGCATGACTGACGAAGAGAAACGATTCGACCGCAGAGAAGAAGCGCGGCTCGATGATATGTATGACGCACAATGTGAAACGAAAGGAGGTGATATGACTGGTGCATTTAATAAGTGGTGGAACGATGACGGGTTGATCGAAGACAATCCATTCAGCAGAGATACCCCTGCGTTCTGGGCATGGGAGGGCTGGGTCGCTGGGGTAAGAGCAGAGCGCGAGGCGTGTGCACAAATTTGCGATGAGCAGATGGAGTGGGGTGAGATCAACAAATCAATGGCAGTCGCTGCGGGGAACTGTGCCGACTTAATTCGTGAAAGGGGGCAGTGATGAAATGCGAACGATGCGGAGAAGTCAACCCGGCGCAGATACATACCTGCTCACCACAGGAGCCGGTGGCTTGGTTTTGTGAACTGCCTGACAATAAAATTTCAATCAAAATCGTAGGCAAACCAACGGAGGGCAACTGGAAACCACTCTACACCGCCCCACCACAGCGCGAATGGCAAGGGCTGACGGAGAATGAAATCAAACACCTTTGGTACGAAGCGTGTCAGACAAATCTTGAATTAACTTCACAACTTATTGTGCATTTGGCTAGAAACATCGAAGCAAAACTAAAGGAGAAGAACACATGATCGACGCAAGAAAATTACAGTACTACACAACGTCTTACAAATTGCGCGGGTATGCCGAAGGGCTGGATGAGAACAGGCACGAGGCGCTAATTGCTATGCTGATGAAGGCAGCGATGCTGCTCGAAGAGGCGTGGGATGATTACCAACTGACGTTACCTGAAGACCAACGAGTAGGGAGTTAAACATGAAAGCATTTCCAACACACAGAGAAGAAGGCATGGACTTACGCGATTACTTTGCAGCGAAAGCGATGCAGGGGATGTTGGCTAACAAAGGGGTTATATACAACAAGAACGCGGATGCAGATGATAAAAGCGGAGCGGAACGTGCGTACAAAATAGCAAACGCAATGATGAAAGCAAGGGAGGAAAACCATGGATGACAACAACTGGGATGATGATCTGCCTGTGACAATTTTCTGCATTGTAGGGCTTGTTGCTATTTTAATTCTCGTGTTCATAGGTATCTTGTAGGCGAAGTACGTACTAACCTATTGACACTCTACCCGTAGTAATTTACCTTTCAATTTCCTTTAACCCCATCTGGAGGGACTATGCACGACAAGACCTTAGACAAGCAGGAGAACACACGCATCACGCCATACGACACAGGCAAGATCAAGATCGGCGTGTACTACGAACCGCCACGCCCAGTGCAGGACGAAGATGAGATCGCACTGCAAGACGCATTGCTTGGGGGTAAGTGGAGACCGGGAGCATCCGCTAAAACAAACTGGCAAGTGATCGCCTTGGTAGCGGGGGGTCTCTTGGTTTACGTAATTGGTGTATCCCTTATGCTGAGGTAATCATGTCCGACTTAGCCACTGCACTACAAAAAGCAATTGAAAACAAACTAAACAAGGAGAAGCAAATGCAAACACGTACAACCACACCAGAGAACGTCAAACAAATCATCGACCAGTGGGCAAAAGACGACCCCCGCGATGACGCAAGGTCTCGCTTACCCCACGCATTCAAGCCCACCAACAACGTCAGCCGTGAGACGTTCAATGCAGTACGGGACAACCCACGACTGCAACACAAAGACATAGCCCGTATGCTATCTAACCGTGGCTTTAACCAAGCCTCTATAGGTTCTCTGCTTACGCAGATGCTTAACTGTGGCATGGTCGCAAGGGATGACAACGGGCGCTACACGGCGCTGCAAAAAGAATACACTCCGATCAAGGCAAGCATGAAGGCGAAGACTAAGAAAAAAGCCGCTGTGCCGGGAGTAAAAAAGAAAGCAGAGAAGGCAGGCATTGCCGCGCTGAATACGCAGGATACTGTGGCCAAAAAGCTAGTGGTTATACGTAAGCAGGAAGCCGATGCCCCGGCCTTTGACCCAGAGCAACTACTATCAACACTTTCTTTCTCGCAGGTCATGGCGCTGTACAAAAAAATTAAGACCATGGTGGGAGAGGCATGATGCAGCCAGAAATAAACAAACAGCGCGTCTACGACGCCATGCTTATCAAGGGCTTCAGGAAAGACGTAACCATGGGGATGGTTAATTATTGGCTTAGGCCGTACAACATACACACACCTGACCCTGAGCTTAAACGTCAGCCACCACCGTTTAACATACGCGCCCGTGTATTTGTAGGGGAGTGGTTGAAGCCTCTGGCAGATCGTTTGTGGGACACCCAACCAGATCAGGATATAAAGACACTGGATTGGATGGCAAAATTAGAAAATCAAAGAAATCAAAAAATACAAAAAGAACTCAATAAAATAAAACGGCAGACAACCATTGATGAAGGGCGTAGTGATTTGCTGAGGAAAAACCTTGAGCGAAAACGCGAAAGCAATCAATGGCATATCACAAAACCCACAAGAAATTTAAGGAGAGTTAAATGAGATTCTGGGTCTATGATGACGAGGGGGTATTGTTTCGCAAGTTCCATGACCGGCATGACGCAGAGAAGTTTATACAGCCGGGCTGGCGGCTTGTGACCAAGCCCAAAGAGAAAGAAATTAAACCTACAGAAGAAACACACGGGAGGGCTATTTGGTGAATGTAAGAACTAAACCAACTTTAAGAGAACTGGCCGATTATCTTGACGATCATGCAAGAAGCTATATGGACAACGAAGCCGCTTCTGCGTTGCGTAAGTACTCCGCGCTATCCAAGGTGTCACACGAAATGGTCATGGCCAAGACCCACGAGGCCAGCAAAGCCGCGTACTGTGAAATGATTGACCTGATAAAAGGAAAACAGAATGAGTGAAAAACTGGCGATTGCCTTCTACGTGTGCGTGGCTTTATTTGCTCTTTATTACGGAGTGCAGGTTGTTTCAACAGAACCGGTAAAGCTTCCCTGCGGGGTGTCAGAGATCAGCCCAGACTTTGATAACGCGCAACGTGAGCAGTGCAGACAAGTAAGAGGGCGCAAGCTATGAAGTGTCCATCGTGCGACAGCACAAAAATCCACACGTACGACACACGGCGCGTCGAGGACAAGGTAGTGCGAAAGCGACGATGTACAGAATGCAAAGAACGGTTCTACACGCTGGAGCAGTACATGTCCGAAGATGAACTAGAAGAAGTCCAAGAACTGCGAAGAAAGCAAGCACTCGATGACCCCAGAGAAAAAAGTCAAAGCGAAGGTGAGGAAGCTGCTTGATGAGCTTTGCATCTATTACTTCTTCCCTGCTACGCACGGCTATGGTCGCTCTGGGGTGCCTGACATTGTTGGGTGCTTCATGGGTTTGTTCGTGGCCATTGAGTGCAAGGCAGGGAAGGGGCAGCTTACGGCTTTGCAAGAACGCGAAATTGAAAGAATTATAGAAGCCAAGGGCTTCACCTTTGTTGCCCGTGAGGACAACATTGACGAACTAAGGGAGCTACTAACATGTCTGATCCAAGAGCTTTTGCCCAACGCATAGACGCAATGAGTGAAGAAGAGAAGGAACACTTTCGTGGTGTTATTGATTCATTGTCTCGATGCTACGGCAAGAATGCAGCACAAGGTGTAGTCATCATCTCTATTCCAGAGAGTCCAGTGCATGAAGTTATATCGTTAAACGCAACGGACATGGAAGCACATAATTTAATCAAGTCCATTGAAGATTACTTTATGTTTATAAATACAATGGACGCACCATCAAAGGAGAAATTTAATTGAGCAAACCATACGAACGACTCATCGTTCTGGACTACGAGACAGCATGGGGTAGGGGTGTCAAGCTGGGGTTCTCGTGCCAGACGAATGAGGAGTACTTGCGTGACCCACGCTTCAAGGCATGGGGTTTGTGTTGGAAAGACTACGGTGACCCGTTACCTGCTACGTGGATACGAGGCCGTGACATCGAGAAGTGGGCGAAAGATTTTGACTGGAGTAAGACCGCAGTCATCGCTCAGAACGCGCTGTTCGATGTGTCCATACTGGCGTGGGTGTACGGCTGTCATCCAGCGTTTATCTTCGACACGCTCTCCATGGGTCGGGCGGTGCGTGGTGTTGAGGCGGGCAACAGTCTGAAGAAGATGGCTGAGGACTTCGGTCTTGAGCCAAAGGGGGATGGGTTGAGTTCGTCTGAGAATTATCTGGACGAGTTGCCGTTCCACGTTGAGCAAGAGTTGGCGGACTACTGCCGCCACGATGTGTATCTGTGCGAAGAAATCTTTAAGCGTTTGGTTGACGGCTACCCTGCGTCCGAATTGCGGCTGATCGACATGACGCTGAAGATGTACACCCAACCACGCTTGGTATTAGATCAAGCGCTTTTGTTCCAAGCCATTGAAGAAGAAAGGACAACACGTGAAGAACTTTTGGCGCGACTTAACGTGGACGATGCACAGCTTGCGAGTAACCCTAAGTTCGCGGATATTCTGGTTAAACTGGAGTGCAGAGTTCCATATAAGAAGAGCAAGACGACAGGTAAGCAGACGTTGGCTCTGGCTAAAAATGACGCTCTGTTCCAAGCATTACTACATGGCGACAAAGAAGATGTCCGACTCTTATGCGAAGCACGACTCCGAGTTAAATCCACGACTGAGCGCACACGAGCGCAAAGATTCTTAGACATCTCCAGCAGGGGCGCACTACCCGTACCACTGGCCTACTATGGTGCGAGTACTGGGCGGTGGACAGCAGCCAAGGGGAGCGCCATCAACATGCAGAACTTGAAGCGTGGCAGCTTCCTGCGCAAAGCGATCATGGCTCCTGATGGGTACGCACTGGTCGTGGGTGACTTGTCTCAGATCGAGCCAAGGGTACTGGCATGGCTGTCGGACTACGATGAGATGCTGGGCATCTTCCGCGCAGGGGGAGACCCTTACGCTGCCTTCGGGGCGCAGATGTTTAACATCCCCGGCATGACCAAGGACAGCCATCCGGATTTAAGACAAAGTGCAAAATCCGCTTTACTGGGTGCAGGCTACGGCCTTGGGTGGGCATCGTTTGCAGCGCAGTTGCTGACCGGCTTTCTGGGGGCACCGCCTGTGCGGTACGACATGGAGTTCGCCAAGAAGCTGGGCGTGACTAAGGAGTTCATCGAGAAGTTCCTGTCGTGGGATGACAACGTCACTAAGCTGGAGGAGATACCCCACACCTGCACCACCAAGGAACTCTTAATACATGCAGCAGCCTCCAAGAAGATCATCGACATCTACCGGGCAACCGCCCACCCAGTTGTTTCCTTTTGGGAAATGTGCGGCAACCTGTTGGAGTCGGCGCTTTACGGCGGCAAGGAGTTCAGGTATAAATGTCTAATCTTCCGCAAGGGCGAGATCGAACTGCCCAACGGAATGAAGCTGCTGTATCCAGACTTACGCACTGAAAAAGACGAGAAGGGTAGGAGCCAGTATGTATACGGGCCAGACGCTACCAAGCTGTATCCGGGCAAGATAACAAACAACGTAACACAAGGTGTTGCGCGTATCGTCATGACTGATGGAATGCTGCGGGTATCTAAAAGGTACCCTGTGGTTGGAACAGTGCACGATGAACAGATTGGTATGGTGCCGGAAGATGAAGCCGCTGAAGCTCTGAAATGGGTTTTGGCGCAGATGACTATGGAGCCGAAGTATTTACCGGGCATCCCGTTGTCGGCAGAGGGTGGTACACACAAGCGTTATGGTATGGCTAAAAACTAAAAGGAGAAGCAATGGATAAAACCAGAAGAAAACAATTAGAGTTACCACGCAAGATCAGGGTGGGCAAGAAGATGTACACGATCGACATACTGGAGACGATGCTCAAAGACGGTGACATGGCACGTGTTCATTATGATCGCAACCGTATCGAGGTAGGCAAGAAGAGTGGCGTCACTGGACGGCGCTACTCAAGAAAAGAAATGAACGATTCGTTCTGGCATGAGTTGGTACACGCCATTCTGTACGACATGGATGAGCATCGACTGAACAAGAACGAACGATTCGTTACCGAGTTTGCACACCGACTATCTGAAGCAATTGACTCCGCGAGGTTTGAATGAATAAAGTTGTCTGGTCGCACAGTGCCTTGAAAGATTACGAGGGCTGTGCCAAGCGGTATCAGGAGGTGAGGGTCTTGAAGAACTACCAGTTCAAAGAGACCGAAGCCACCAAGTACGGCACCGAACTGCATAAGGCTGCGGAAGATTATGTGCGTGACGGTACCCCTATCCCGGAGCAGTTTGCGTTTGTCCAGCCAACGCTGGAGGCGCTGATTGCCAAGCCGGGAAGGAAGCTGTGCGAGTACCAGATGGCGCTGACCATTGACCTGAAGCCCTGCGGCTGGAAGGATAAGGAAGTATGGGTCAGGGGTATTGCAGACTTGCTGATTATCGACGACGATAACCTGACTGCTTGGATTGTGGATTACAAGACAGGCAACAACAAATACCCAGACCGAGAGCAGCTAAAGCTCATGGCCATGATGGTGTTTGCGCACTTCCCGCACATTCGAAAAGTGAATGCTGCGCTGTTGTTTGTAGTAAAGAATGACATGGTCAAGCTGAGTATGACCGTGGATGAAGCCGAGCCAGCATGGTGGGATTATCGGGAGCGCATTGCCCGCATCGAACAAGCGCATGACACAGGCATATGGAACCCAAGACCTTCTCCGTTATGCCCGTGGTGTCCTGTAACCACCTGCCCTAGCCACCCAAGGAGTTAACTATGCTTAATTTTGGATGTGAAGTAGAACACATGAGCGTCAATTTCAACCACCACATCGGTGCCCTGCATGTATCAGAAGGGCAGATGCCTGACATGATGGGTACAGTGCGTTCCTTTCTTGCGATAAACGAAGACATCAGACGCATTGAAACTTACGTAGATGGTGCGCCCGACACGCTGTACTTGTACCTTGAGCAAACCAATAAGTGGCAAGCCTTTCCTCCAACCCAACCAGTTTTTGGAGAAATCAAATGACACGCAACTACAAGTCCGAGTACGACAACTACCACGGCAAGCCAGAGCAAGTTAAAAACCGTGCCGAGCGAGTCAAGGCTAGGCGCATGATGGAGAAGACAGGCGCTGTCACTAAGGGTGACGGCAAAGATGTAGACCACAAGAAACCTCTGCGTTCAGGCGGCACAACAACAA